ATCGAGATGGCAACGGTCAAGTAGTTGAAATTATCACAAAAGAACGTATTTCAAAACAAGTATTAAAAGACCAACTCCCAAAAGATTTCTTTACAGACAATCTTAGTGTATCTGAAATGACATCACATGATGATGACGTAGATGTATACACACATGTCAAGCGTGACAACAATCGTTTTATTTGGCACCAAGAAGTTAGCGATAAAATTGTAAAAGGATCACAAGGTAAGTCACCTCTTGACACAACTCCTTGGATTCCACTGCGCTTTAATACCGTAGATGGTGAAAGTTACGGCCGCGGTAGAGCAGGTCAGTTTATAGGTGATCTTAAATCTTTAGAAGGTTTGAGTCAAGCCCTAGTAGAAGGTAGTGCAGCGGCTGCAAAAGTTGTGTTTACGGTGTCTCCTTCTAGTACAACTAAGCCAAGTACACTCGCTAAAGCTGGCAATGGAGCTATCATACAAGGACGTCCTGATGATGTAGGTGTTGTACAAGTTGGTAAAACTGCTGACTTCCGTACTGCTTTTGAAATGACACAAGTATTAGAACGCCGACTAAGTGAAGCATTCTTGATTCTTAATGTCAGGCAAAGCGAAAGAACAACTGCTGAAGAAGTTCGTATGACACAGATGGAACTAGAGCAGCAACTCGGTGGACTTTTCAGTCTACTGACTGTTGACTTTCTTGTTCCGTACCTCAATCGCAAACTAAGTGAAGCACAGCGCAAAGGAGACATTCCTAGGATTCCCAAAAATATTGTAAAACCTACAATTGTTGCGGGTGTTAATGCGTTAGGCCGCGGCCAGGATCGTGAGAGCCTAGGATCGTTCCTAACAACACTTGCACAAACAATTGGTCCTGACGCTATCGCTCAGTTTATAAACACTGACGAAGTTATTAAACGCCTTGCTGCTGCTCAAGGTATTGACATACTTAACCTTGTACGTTCAATGGAAGAAGTGCGTCAAGAACAAGCAGCAATTCAACAACAACAGATGCAGCTGGAACAACAGCAGTTGCAAGTTGATGCTTTAAAAACACCTGTGATGGATCCTTCTAAAAATCCTGATCTAGTGGAAGAACAACCTATTGAATAACCACCCCAATCTATGGCTGAAGTGATGTCAATGATCCCGGAAGAAAATGCACCGGGTGAACTTAATTCTGATGAGCAAGAATCTCTTCAAGTAGGAGAGGAGCTTGAAGCACAGCATAACCAAATGCTGGCTGGCAAATACAAAAATGCAGAAGAACTTGAATCAGCATACCTTGAGTTACAAAAGAAACTAGGTTCTAATGATGACGAAAGTGAATCAGAAGAACAAGAATCTCAGGAATCTGAGGAAGTAGATAGTGATTTGTTTGATAGGCTGTGGGAAGGTGAAATGAATGATGAGTTTAGCGACGAACTTCTAGATGAACTTTCCAATGCAGATCCTACAGACCTTGCACAAATGCATCTGAACTATCGACGTCAGATGCAAGAAAATGAACCACAAGTAATATCTGAGGAAGATGTAACACAGCTTAAAGGTATGGCCGGTGGTGACGAAAGTTATACAGAAATGATTAGTTGGGCAAGTGAAAATTTTTCACAAGAAGAAATTGAAATGTATGACGCTATCATGGATAGTGGTAATGCACAAGCTGCTTTCTTTGCTGTCCAAGCTCTAGCTTTACGTTATCAAGACGCCTCTGGTGTTGAAGGTGAACTGCTACAAGGTAAACCTGCACGAGATTCTGCACAAGGTTTCCGCAGTCAAGCTGAACTTGTGCAAGCTATGAACGATCCTCGTTACGAACGTGACACTGCATATCGAAATGACATTATGCGTAAGCTAGAACAATCTGACATTGATTTCTAATGACTTGTAAATCAGAAACACGTTACACAAAAGGTGAACGTTTAAACGGACGCCTAGCAATGCTAGGTATGATTGCTGCACTAGGTGCGTACGCAATGACTGGTCAAATTATCCCCGGTATTTGGTAATGCCTTACGGACCTGGAACATACGGCTCCAAAGTCGGACGCCCCAAAAAACAAAAGAAGCTGTCTAAAAAACAAAAAATGATTGCACGGCAAGCTGGTAATTCTATGAAGATTGAAGCTGCTGATTTTAAAATGCTACGCAAACGCAGAGGTATGATGTGATGCCACATAAAGGAAAAGGTTCATGCGGCAGTAAGAAGGGTGGCAAACGTGGTGGCTACAAAAAGTAGTACACGCTCTGTCAGTCTGAAGATCGGCGTACACAAATCACGGTCAGGAGGCTTGACAGCTGCTGGCCGTCGTAAGTACAATAGGGCAACTGGGTCTAATCTTAAAGCACCACAACCTAAAGGTGGACCCCGTAAACGTTCGTTCTGTGCCCGCATGTCAGGCGTCAAAGGACCAATGAAGGACAGCAAGGGTCGTCCCACACGAAAAGCTCTTGCACTACGCAAATGGAAATGTTAATGAAAAATCACAGATTTGACAAAAAAGCTTTTGACAGCAACTTTGTTTCTTCATCATTTGAGATTGGCCCTGGCCATAAAGATGTACAGAAAAAACAAAAGATTTACAACAAGGGTAAAAGCACAGACAATCCTCATGAAAAGGATGCCTTTATGAAAAGGACAGGCCCACAACTTCCTCTTGCAAAAAAGAAAACAAAAAAGACTTATGGCTAAACCTGGATTGTACACAAACATTCACAAAAAACGTAAGCGCATCGCTGCAGGCAGTGGTGAAAAGATGCGTAAGCCTGGAGCAAAAGGTGCTCCCACTGCAGAAAATTTTAAACGTGCTGCAAAAACCGCTAAGAAAAAGTAAGGCTAGAATAAATTACATTTTTCAATAATACAGGTTTATTTATTAGATAAGAAACGTACGTTCATCTATGTTTGAAATTACACTTACAACCGAAGCAGCCGTTCTTCTTCGTGATGCACTACGTGTCTACAAAGAACGATGGCCTGGTGGTGATCCTTCAGAGCAAGAAGCTATTGTGTTTCTTGAGCTTATGTTCACAAAAATAGTATTGGAATCTTACATAGACGCATGACGCTTACCTGTGGAACGGGGGGTAGGCTTCTTGGAGTTTCTTATGTCTGAAATTGAAGTGCGTCAACGTGTCCGCGAACAGCAAGCTAAGCAACGTGAAGTTGTCTTGAAGTATCGCGGTGTTTCATATGTAACTAAGCGCAATGCCACATCAAAGTGACAAGATGAGGGCTGCTGTCACACGGTTTACACCAGAAACAGTAGCCAAAAAACCGGAAGAAAAAAAAGAGGACCAGTCAGTAACTGATCCCCAAGCAGCTCTTCCAACTACAATTTAACAAGGTTATCAAAATTGTCAACCCCGTGGGTCAGGCACCTCAGAGTAGGACCTGGCTTACCTTGGCATTGGCCCGTACGCGGATACCCATTGCCGTCTAGACGGTGGGATAGACCACAAAAAAATTTTCCAAGATCTTGGAGTTGTTAATATTTAATTACTATTACTAATGGCCCATCAATCTTCTACACTGACCACTAGCCTTGTACGGCCTGGTCAGTCAAACTCTACGGGTGATGCCCGTGCTCTCTATTTGAAACTGTTCAGTGGAGAGATGTTCAAAGGATTCCAGTATAATGCTATCGCTCGCGACATGGTCATGAAGCGTACCCTGAAGAACGGCAAGTCAATGCAGTTCATTTATACTGGACGTACAACGGCGGAATACCATACCCCTGGTAACGCTATCCTCGGTAACACCGATGGTGCACCGCCAGTCGCTGAGAAAACCATCACAGTAGACGACCTGTTGATTTCTTCAGCATTTGTTTATGATCTAGATGAGACTCTTTCTCATTACGACCTGCGAAGTGAAATTTCTCGTAAGATCGGTTACGCTCTGGCACAGAAATATGACCGTCTGATCTTCCGTGCTATCACTCGTGGTGCACGTGCTGCTTCCCCGATTACCAAGACCAATTTCGTTGAGCCGGGTGGCACTCAGATCCGTGTTGGTGCTACTGCT